TGCTTTATCACTAGAAGATGATGGAGAAGGTGTAGCTTTAGGCATAGATGGAATACCGCCAGCAATAGCTTTAAAGCTTTGAACATCATTGGAGTTGCCATACTCTTCAGATAATCTAACGGATAACCTAATTGATAAAGTGCCGCCTATTAATTGGTCAGTATCAGATACTTTGGTCAAACCAATGGCTCTCATAATGTTACCTAATTGCTGTCTACCAATTTCCTCTGCTTTAGGATTAGGATTTTTGACGTTAATGTTTCCAAATACCACACGACCTTGATGGGATGGGCCAGTAATGCCATATTGAACAGCAATGTATTGCCCAGTTCCTGCTTTAGTTGTTTTAATTTCAGCGCCATTAATTGTTGCTGTGTACCAACCTTCAGGTAATGGCTCAAAAGTACCTGTTGAACCTTGTGGTAAATCATCAATGTTATAAGTTTCGTTTAAAAATGCCATGTTAAATTTCCTCAGTTAATGTAATTTTGAATGATGGTCTGCAAGGTTTTGAAGTAATTGCATCCATCAAAGGCTTTGTTATTTCTTCTGTACTGCCTCTCCAAGCTCTCATATTGATTGCTGGAGTCCATCTAAAAAGACTGGATAGATGTTCAGTTAAACCATTTTCAGATGCCAGTTCCTGCACCAAAGTTGAATTAACCTTTCTATCAATTCTTCCTGTTACCTTAATAATGTGGTCGACTGTTTCAATTGTTTCTACACCTTCAAGTGATTCTTTAATTTTTAACAAATGAACAATTTGATCTTCAATTGCTCTACGTTCAATCACTGCAACTTCTTCTTGATTCTTTAATTCAATCCAAACTTTTGATAAGGTATCAATGTCGCTCATTGTGAGCCACCAACGTCTTTAATAATGCTTCCTAAATTAGGTGATTCCCAAGACTGAAGCTTTCCAGATCTATCTTTAGCCATCCAAAGACCATCTGAATCACACATCAAGGCACGTTGAGCAACACCATCAGCATCTTTTTCAACTCTTAATGCCAAAACAAGATCAAAGAAATAAGGCAATGCTTGTCCTAATTTAGCCCCAGGCATACTTGGCGCATATAACATACGTCCTGTTTCATCTTGTGACTTCTCAACCTTGGCAGTCATAAGAACATTCTTACCGGGGAGATCTCTAAATGCTCTAATTAAAGCTGTCATTTGTGTCGCCATCTCACCATAAGCTGCACGACCATCTTTATTAACTGATTTCTCATGAATTAAAACAACTTCACCAATTTCAGATAAGCTATCTAAAATGACAGACTCAAATACCTGTCCTTCAGCAGAAGTTAGCCAAGAATAAGCTTCTTTAAGATCGTCCATATTAGAAACTTCAATGTAAGGAATATTGCTATCCTTAATTGACAGCAAGCCACCCTCTGCACTTATAATAATAGGGTTAGGCATTGTAGTTGCCAAAGTAGTTTTGCCTACACCTGCATGTCCATAAACGAGAATCTTCACTCCGTTTGAATGAACATCAGACGTGTTTTTTAAATTTATAGCCATAATGTTTACCTTTGTTAGTAGCTGGTTGGAGAATTCCGATTAGCTATTGGCTGTAGATTCTAAACATTAAAACATTATTTGTCAACATTATAATATTAATTATGTTAATATGTTTAAAACAATAAACACAAGGAATAATCAAATGATGAAGTTAGAAGAAATAAGATGCTTATTAAAAGATAGGCGAGTGTCGATGGTAGCCAAAGCAACAGGATTGCACTTCAATACTATAAGAGAGGTCAGAGATAATAAGGAGGCCAATCCAACGTATAAAGTTATCCTTAAACTGAATGAATACTTGGATCAATATCATGGCTGATTTAACTAATATATTAGGAGGTGATTGGCATTTGCCTATAGAGAAAACACCTGATAGACCAGAGAATCAATTAAAAGATGCCATGAAAGATATTGGCATTGAACCTCCCGACACTATTTATATGGATGGCAAGATCCATAGATTTAAAACAGGACTAAAAGGATCTGTTGGTAATAGTGATAAGTCAGGTTGGTATATTTGTTATGGTGATGGAATTCCTGCCGGACGTTTTGGCGATTGGCGAGCTGGAATTGAAATGGCATTTAAAGGTGACATTGGACGAAAGTTCACACCTGCTGAAGAAATGGCTCATTCAAGACGCATGTCAGAAGCTAAGACTCAACGTGATGCAGAGTTAGCCAAGCAGCATGAAGTAACTGAAGATGTAGTATCTAAAATATGGGCTGATTGCACGCCAGCACATCCAGAACATCCTTATCTAAAGAAGAAAGGTATTTTAGTACATGGCGCAAGAGTAACAGGTGATGGTCGATTAGTTGTGCCATTACTTAATCAAGATGGATCTTTAAGCACCTTGCAATACATAGCCAATGATGGAATTAAACTTTATCACAAAGGTGGTGCAACCAGTGGTAAGTTCTGGTCAATAGGTAATGTAGAAAACCCTAAGACTATTTATATAGCAGAAGGTTTTGCTACAGCAGCCACTATCCATGAAGCAACAGGTAATAACTGTATAGTATCTTATTCAGCATCTAATTTAGTACCTATTACCGGAATAATGCGTGAAACCTATGGCGCAACACAAGACATAGTTATTGTGGCTGATAATGATAGCTCTGGCGTAGGTATGCGTTATGCTGAACAAGCATCAGCCAAGTATGGAGCAAGAATAGTTATGCCACCTGAGCTAGGCGATGCTAATGATTATGTAGAAAATGGCGGTGATTTGATTGGATTATTATCTCCACCGACTGATGATTGGTTAGTACCAGCCGATGACCTAAGCAGTCAACCAGCACCCATAGCATGGTTAATAAAAGGATGGGTGCAAGAAAATGCTCTTATCATGATACACGGCCCAAGCGGTGGTGGTAAAACCTTTATGGTTCTCGATCAATGCTTAAGAATTGCTTCCGGTGGCGGAGAATGGATGGGAAATAAAGCAAAGGAAGGTTGTGTAATTTATTTTGCTGGTGAGGGTCATCATGGTTTAAGAGGAAGAATAGCGGCATGGAAGCAAAGAAACCTACGCAGAATACTTAAAATGTGGGTCAGTAAAGATGGTTGTGACCTAAATACACCTGTTGGCTATCAAAGAGTAAGAGAAGCTTTATTAAAACTCAATGAACGACCAAGCATGATTGTATTTGACACATTGCATCGCTTCTTATTAGGTGATGAGAACTCAGCTCAAGATGCCAAAACAATGCTTGATGCTTGTTCTGCATTAATGATAGAGTTTGGCTGTACAGTTGTATTAGTACATCATACTGGCGTATCAACTGAATCACAGCACAGAGCCAGAGGATCGTCAGCATGGCGTGGGGCGTTGGACATTGAAATCAGCATAGTTCCTGGGGATGAAAACAAGCCTATGCAAATAGCACAAAAGAAATCAAAAGATGCCGAGTTGGCACATACTATTTATACTGAATTAGAATCAGTAGCAATTGAGGGATGGTTTGATGAGGATGGGGAGCAGGTATGCAGTGCTGTTTTAGTTCGAGTTGATGCGCCCATAGTTGATAAGAAAGAGTCAAAATTAAGTAGTCATATGAAGCTATTTGATAGAGCATGGTTTCATGGTGGAGCGGAAGTTTATGATGATAAGCCTTATGTAAGTCGATCAGCATTTCTTGATTTATTATCAAAAGATGGAACAAATTCATCGACCGCTGTTAATTATTTGAAGCCATCAACTACTAATGGAGTCATTAATATGCTTTTGAACGCTGAAATCATAGAAACGCATCAAAGTGGATGGTGGATTATTAGTGATAATTTTGCCTCACAGATGATGTTAAAGAAATCAACAACTTAGGCTACCGACTGACCGACTAAATTGGTGCTTTTTAGTCAGTCGGTCGATTTTGACAAAAACAAACGCAAACGACCGACTAGACTACACATTCTTAAGAATGTAGTCAGTCAGTCGGTCGGTAAGTTTGTAGAAATTTATTGAACGGTTAAGACGAACATGAAAAGAAGGATGACTAACTGGTACTTAATGCCAATTGCTTTTTTGATTGGGGTGTTTATATTTTTTATAGGATGTGTAAAATGTTTGTGGTCTTGGAAATTCTAGGTTGGGGATTAATTGGGTATTTTGTAGTTACCTGGATTTATTACGAACTCTATCGTGAATGGTGATTGATAATGAGTGATGAAGAATACTTTGGGTTAATGTGTGAAAAGATGAACAAATCGCCAACTGAAGGGCAACTAGAGGCGTTTTTAAATGAAATGAATACTAGCACTAGGGTTAAAGCTTTTATCTTGGCTATGGAGTTGTAATGAAACATAACCATTATTTTAAAAAGACAGTGCATTTAGATGCAGTTGATGTGTACAGAGTGTTGGAATTGTTTAATGTGACCAACCCATGTTTGCAACATGCAATTAAAAAACTGCTGTGCGCTGGTGGTAGAGGTGCAAAGGATATGGAGCAAGATGTTCAAGAAGCAATGGATACGTTAGAACGTTGGCAGGACATGCAAGTGGAGGATGAGTTAAGATGAAAATGCCTCCAATAAATTTGTTTAGTGTTCCAAAGCAAACAAAAATATGTAAGCATAAATACCAAGCAACGTATGTTTCTTGGAGAAAAAAAGTATGTATTGATTGTGGTTTTGAACAACCTCTGTATGATATTGAAATACAACATCAAAGGTAAATACGTTGGGTAATGCCCAATGCAAAGTCTCAAATTGAGACATAGAGAGAATTATGGCAACAATAGACGGTAAAAAAACAGGAGGAGGAAGCCGTAAAGGCGTTCCTAACAAAGCAACTGCTGATATTAAAGCAATGATAAATAATGCGCTTCATCTTGTTGGCGGAGAAGATTATTTAGTGCGCCAGGCTGGTGAAAATCCAGTTGCTTTTATGGGGTTAATTGGAAAGATATTGCCAAAACAAGTTGATCTTGATGCAAATGTTAATGGGAATCTTACAATAGCAAGCATAACAAGAAGAATAATTGATCCAAAGGATTTAGATTGCTAAACATTGAGATTGATACGCCAAGATCATTTAAACCTTTATTAGCTAAAGCTAGGTACAAAGGAGTTCACGGAGGCAGAGGTAGTGGCAAATCACACTTTTTTGCTGAATACATTATTGAAAGATGCTTGATTGAAAAAACAAATATTGTTTGTATTCGTGAGGTACAAAAATCATTATCTCAGTCAGTTAAAAAATTATTAGAATCTAAAATAGAAGATTTAGAAGTTGAAAAGTTTTTTGAAGTACAAGAATCTCAAATCAAATGCACAAATGGTGGTTTAATTATATTTCAGGGTATGCAAAATCATACCGCTGATTCTATTAAAAGTTTAGAGGGATTTAATATTGCATGGGTTGAAGAAGCACAAAGCCTTAGTCAAAGATCATTAGATTTATTAAGACCTACTATTCGTGCGCCAGATTCTGAATTACTTTTTTCATGGAATCCTAGCCAACCAACAGACCCAATAGATTTATTGCTGCGTGGTGACAAACTACCCAAAGATGCCATAGTTGTACAAGCCAACTATCTTGATAATCCTTGGTTGCCAAATGTATTGCTTGATGAAATGAATTTTGATCGTGAGCGAGATCATGACAAATATTTACACGTGTGGCTTGGAGAATACAACAACAAATCTGAGTCAAGGGTTTATAAAAACTGGGTGGTAGAGGAGTTTGATCGCCCTGCTGGTACAATATACAGACTTGGCGCTGATTGGGGTTTTGCTAACGACCCAACTGCATTAATACGTTGCTCAATTGATGAGAATAGATTATACATAGATTATGAAGCTGTTATGGTGGGTTGCGAGATCGTCAACACACCTGATCTATTTCGCAGGATACCAGAAAGCGACAAATGGTTTATAACTGCGGATAGTAGCAGGCCAGAAACAATCAGTCACATGATGAATAATGGTTTTAACAAAATTAATGGTAGCGTTAAGGGTGCAGGCTCGGTTGCTGATGGTGTGGAGTTTTTAAAGTCGTTTGATATAGTTGTACATCCTCGTTGTCATGAAACCATCAGAGAATTGACAACGTACAGCTACAAGACTGATCCACTAACCAATAGAATACTTCCTATACTGGAAGATAAGAATAACCATATCATGGACGCTCTGCGCTATGCTTGTGAAGGCATTAGAAACGTGCGTAAGAAGAAAGAACCTAAACGCACAGGATATGTTGGAAGCGGAAGCTGGATGTGATATTATGCACAAAAATCTTACTTGGACTTGACAAATGGCAGAAGATAAAGTAATTGAACGAGCGCAAAAACGATTTAACCTTGCTGCTGATTTAGAAAGTGAAGGGCGCATCGAGCGCCTTGACGATATTAAGTTTGTGCGTCTTGGACAGCAATGGCCTGACTCGGTTAAACGTGATCGTGAACGACCAGGGCAAGAACGTCCTATGCTCACTATCAATCGCTTGTTTCAATTCCGCAATCAAATCATTAATGAGATACGCCAAAACAGACCTGGCATTAAAGTGCGTCCTGTTGATGATAAGTCTGACGTTGATACTGCCGAAGTAATGCAAGGATTGATCCGACACATACAAGATGCCAGTCGTGCAGACATTGCTTATGATACTGCCGCAGAATGGCAAGTGGATTGTGGCTTGGGATACTTCCGCATTATTACTGATTACTGTGAAGATGACAGCTTTAACCAAGACATTTTAATTAAACGTGTCGTTGATCCTAACAAAGTTTATTTTGATCCAGAATCAACAGAGCCAGACGGCTCAGATGCCAAGTGGGCGTTTGTTATTGAAGATTGGTCGCTTGATGATTTTGAAATTGAATATCCTGATGTTGATACGGCAAGTTGGCAAGAGGGCGTTACTGGTGATCGTCAAGGTTGGTTTGGTAAAGACTTTGTAAGGGTTGCTGAATACTTTGAAATTAAGTCTGTGCCTCGCACGTTGGTGCAGTTACAAGATGGCTCAACTCTTTTCAAAGATGAATTGCCTGACGAATACAAAGATTTAATTATTGGCGAGCGTCCATCGTTTGATAAAAAGTGCATGTGGTACAAGATCGGTGGCGACAAGATACTAGACAAAACTGAGCTACCAACTTCATTTATACCTGTCATTCCTGTTCTTGGTAATGAAGTATGGGTAGAAGGTAAACGCCATGTTCATGGTTTAACACGTTTTGCCAAAGACCCTGCTCGTCAATACAATTATATGCAATCAGCTAATACTGAAGTTATGGCGTTAGCACCTAGAGCTCCTTACATTGTAGCTGAAGGGCAGATTGACGGTTACGAACAAGAATGGCTAATGGCTAACCGCCATAATATTTCTGTGTTGACATATAATCCTGTTTCTTTTGGTGGTACTACGGTTGGCGCTCCACAACGTCAACAAGGCATTACTACCAACCCAGGCTTTGAATCCGCAATGGCAAGGGCTATTGACGACATGAAGTCAACAATGGGCATTTTTGATGCTTCGTTAGGTAATCGTGAAAGCAATCAATCTGGTAAAGCAATCTTAAGCCAACAACGCCAAGCAAGCATTGGTAACTTCCATTTCTCCGATAACCTTAACAGGTCAATCCGTCAAGCTGGTCGTATTATTGTTGAGATGATTCCAAAAATTTACGATACGCAACGAGTTATCAGGATACTTGGCGAGGATGAAGTGCCTAAACAAGTTAGCATTAATCCTGACCAACCTGAAGCCAAGATGGAGCAACCTAGTCAACAAGGTGGAGTTGAGTCTATCTATAATTTTAACGTGGGCAAGTACGACATTGTTGTAGATAGTGGCCCGAACTACGCAACCAGACGACAAGAAGCCGCAGAAAGCATGATGGCGTTTGTACAAGCCGACCCTGCTGTATTGCAAGTGGCTGGTGATTTAATTGTGCGTAATCTTGATTGGCCTGGTGCTGATGAAATAGCCAAGCGTATGCAAGCAATGTTGCCTCCACAAATACAGCAAACAATGAAAGCTGAAGAAGATGATGGACAGCCTAAAGTTGATCCACAAGTTGAGCAACAAATGAATCAAATGGCTGATATGGTAGAGCATTTAACGCAAGAACTACAAAACGCCAATGCAAAGGTTGGTAGTGATGAAGATAAGCTCGATATTGAGCGATTTAAGGCGCAAACAGACCGCATGAAGGTCATAGCAGACATAGAAACAAAAGCATCGCTTACAGATGCCCAGCTTCACCAATTAGCGTTAGCAAATCTTGAATCTACTTTAGCAATGGGTAACACTGGAGAAACTGAAGATTTTGATGATGCTGATGAGCAAGAAACCGAGGCTATGCCTCAACAACCGCCAGAAATGGCGCAACAACCGCAACAACCGCCAACAGGTGCATAATGTCAGAAGAAATAGTAGAAGATATAATTGAAGCTCCGCTTGTAGATGAAGTTGAAGAAACTGAGGAGCAGGCAGAACCAGAACGAGTGCCAAAAGGCGTACAAAAGCGCATTGATGAAATAACAA